TATTGCCCAGCTTGCCCAAGAAGCCCGAGCTGAGCTTGATTGATCCCGCCAAAGACATTGTAAGGAGTTCCCGCGCCCTGCAGGTACTCTTGAATGCCACCTGACTGCAATCCTGCACCGGTGCCAAGTCCCTGCCCAATTGCACCTTGCAAGTTGCCTGCGCCTTGTGCACCAGAAAGCGCACGCTGAAGCATGTTGTTCTGCCAGTCGATGTTAAAATTGTTCATCGTTTGGCCTTCAACACCAGCACCGTAAGGTGTGCCTCCTATTCCCGACGCTGCTAGGGCTGCGCGTTGTTGGTCCTGTGTCTGCTGCGCCGTTCGCGCATAAAGAGCTTGCTGTGGATCAAACCCTAAGCTTAGCAAAGCTTGTACGTCGGGCAGCATGCCCAAGCTTGATCCCATAAGCTGGCCGCCGGCCCCATAAGCGCCCTGCCCAGCGGCCATCCCCATTTGCCCAGCCGTGCCCGCACCTTGCTGGAACCCACCTGCATAGGGGTTGGCGACACCTTGCTGCGTCAGGTTCTGAAATTGCCCGAGGTTCTGACCGCCGAGATTATACTGATCCAGACCCCGTGTGCCCTGGATCGCACCCGTATCAGCCCCTTGCTGATGACCGAGCTGGTAGGGGTTGGGAACGTTGACGTTACTAGACGGCAGATAGTCGGTCATAACCATTTCCCATAGAGAGTTTCTTCAGCCACATATCCCATCCGCTTAAACAACACGTCCGTTCCCATGCCGAGCATTTCGGCTACAAGAACCTTCTGCGCCCCCAATTTTTTCAATAGCGACTCGTTTTCACGGAGCATCTTGTAACCCGCCAAGCCTACGCGGTTAGCAGGATGAAGCCAATACATCGTAACGAAACCGGTTATGACATCCTGCTTGTGATGGTGGGGTCCGATAATTGTAAAAACATAACCAACTAGCGCAGCACCATCTCGGGCGGTGTAAACCACAAGACGACCAATCCGATCAGCGGAGAGATAATAATCCCAATCGACATCAACAGAAGTACGAGTTCTATCAGGGTCAGTCTCATTGAAATGATCCTTCAACAAAGGCAAAAGCTCCCCCTCGCGGAGGAGCTTATCAAGCCGTTCGCGTTGATACGTCAGGTCAAGCGGTGCGGGGTCCGAGAGTTCCCTGATTGGGCTGGGTACTGGTTCGGGTCGCGTCTTGCTTGACGGAGCCACTCGGTGGACGGGTACTTGCATCGCTGGCACTCGGGCTTTTGTTTGAAAGGCCGGAAAGCATGTCGTTCTTGGCCATCACCGTCTCCTGGAAGAAAGGGCCGCCCCCGCACCAAGTACCGAAAAGGGCGGCCCTTTGGACTCGCTACAAGATCACCCTATCTCACAAGCAGTAGAAACTCAAGGTTCCCGTCGTCACCGCATTGGTAGTCGTTCCACCGTTAGCAGTCACGACAGAAAGAGACCCAGCGGTGGGAACCATTGTCGCCACATAGACAGCAGAACCCGCCGTAAAAGCTGTGGACCACTGCCCAAAACACGACGAACCCGTTGTGATCGACGAATCAGTGATCACAAGCGTCTGGTTGGTCCCTGTCGCAGCTACAGTGATACCCGTAAAGAGAACTTGCCCGCGCTGCCCGTTACAGATTTGAGGTGTACCGCCAGCCGTGCCGTTGGTGCAGAATAGGCCAGGGGAAACAACTTGCGCAGGAGCGTACCCTACTCCTCCATTGAGCTGCTGAATCAACGTATTCAACGTGTTGAGAATCGCACTAGGATCACTATACGTAGGACTCGACGGAATAAGGGGAATGTTTGCCGCGAGCGCAATCGCACCCGAGACGAAGACAGCAGTGAGTGCAGACAAGAAGCGCTTCATGGCTTTGACCTTTCTTTAGTGGTTCGAACTACATAGCACATTTCAGTTAGCATTGACAGCATCTTTCCAGCCGTATTGAAAGAGCTGGCTGGAGGCAGTTATGTTGCACCAAAAGACGCTATTCCCCTCCATAAGGATAGGAACGATCGTACTAATTGCAGTCCCATTGGACTGGAACTGCTGCCCACCACTTATCCCTGTGTACGTTGAATTAGACGCCAACGCTGTGATCCCCGTAGCGACAGCGCTAACCGTGAAATTTCCCAACACAGAAGTCGAAGGTATCCATATGCCAGCTCCTGAGTCTCCTCGTACTGTCTCAGTAACATAAGTTGTAGCAGCAACCGCACAGTTGGTGCCTTTTGGAACGCCCCCACTATCAATCAAAGGAAGCGCCGTCGGTAGGCTCCCAAAAGAACCGTTGACAATGTATCTCGCTTCATTACCTGCAATGCGGGTGTTGTATACATGTGCCGCATTTAGCGCTTTCATCGCACCCATATAACATATGTATCTGTACCCCGAAGGGAAGTTAGGAGCTGCAAGGAAAGTAGCGGGAACCGTATTACTTCCCATCGCGTTCCACGTCGACCCATCAGATATGGCATACAGATAAATGAAAGCGTTCGCACTAGGTGTAGACCCATCCATACCCCCTGCCGTGGGAGTCCCGGTTATTCCTGTTGTTACCGTAATAGAACCACTCTTGGACCCGGAATATAGAGGAATGTTACCTGTCGTAAGAAGAACAGAATTATTAAATGACCAGTTGATTTGTGTATCTGAAGCTGTGTTAGCCGACAGCCCACTAAATCCACAAAGCGGCGTAGGACTAACAACAGAAGTCCCAGTCGCCCGATTGTAACTGATAACTTGCCAATTACCCGATCCAAGGTACATAGCAACGGCAGTGTCACCATTTGCCGTTTGAATATTCTGGCCGCCGGGTAAAATTAGACTCGTACCGTTATGCGTCAGTATTAACGAAGTTGTAAAATTAAAGCGGTAATATGGGTATGTTACGCTGGCACTCGACCCGAACGACGTAATAGTTGTAGTACCAGTAAATGTAATGTTATGACTAGCAATCGTTCCAAGATCAGGGGCCGCAGATGAAAGAGACGTGAGAGGACCAAAACCCCCACTCTGCGCCCCCGTCCACGCGAGCTGGAACTGAGTTCCATCGTAAATCACCCACGCAAGGTTCCCCGCAACAAGCTCACCATCGACAAGAGCCTGCGGCCCATTGGGTGTCGGGCGGAAAATATTAGTAGCCGCAATCGCAGGGGTCGTAACTGCAAGTGTCGCCGGTCCTATGTTGGTAAGTCCTCCCCCCACCGTGAACAAGATGCTGAGACCGCGGGTCAATGAAAACCCTGTCGTAGGAGAAAGAGCTGCGAGCACTTGAGCGTTAGCCGACCCTGTGGAGGTGCCCCCAAGATATTCAGAAGAGCCTCCTTGTGCGGGGTTGATTGGGCTCGTCAACGCATTAAGAGTAGTAATATCATTGTTATTCCCCGCAGCCGCCGCGTTAGCTAGACAGTTTTTAACTTCTGTAAAAGCCGCATTAACAGATTCTGCAGTCGCAGGAGTGTTGGGGACAAAGGTGTCAATAGTGCAATTAACACCAGCTGCAGCCAATGAAGACCACAATGAAAAAAGAATACCAGTGATAAGTCTACTGTAAAACATCTGGACCTCCCAACACACTACTGTCAAGGACAAATGGACCCGGTCCGGACGGCACTAATCCCACAGAACCATCATCTTGAAGATAGTTAAGAACCTGATAGCGCATGTGCAGACGACCTATCTTTAATCCTTGCGCAGAATTTCCAGTTGCTTGAAGGTACATCCTTCTAAATACTAGTGGCGCATGCCAATCCATTCTCCTAGGAAAAAGAGAGTTATTAGCCGTCGAACCATTCCAATTGGCGTTGTTCCAATTAAATTGGTTCCAATTCGTAGGAGACCCTGCGGATGTAATAGTAACTTGATCCAAAGGAACTACATCTTGATTAAAAGCTGTGATAATTGTGGATCGCCCTGACACAAGCGCCATGTGTAAAGTGGATTGAATAATACAAATCTCTGCCATTTGATCTGTATCGGGGAGCGGCGCAGTCTGCCAAACATACGAAAGATCGGTACCATTCTCATTAAAGGTACTCGTGAACGACTGGAAAGGATCACTTCGAAAAATAGCTGCTCCAGCTCCTTGGATAGTCACCAAAAACGTATCTTGATACGGAATTCCAAGCGACACTTTAGTCGTATGTGGTCCCGACCAAAGCTGACGAACCGTATCATACCACCATTCTTGCTGCTGAGGCGTGGCTTCTCCATTTTGCATCTGAACGCGATAGATGCCTGTGTTGTACATCGCACTCGCGCGAGAAGGCACCAAAGCAAAAATGAAAGGAACGGTGACCCCCTCCCCATCTTTTCCTATGGGGTCGCTTACCTTGGCGTTGAAATCGATCAAGCGAACCCCATCAGGGGCCATGAATAACAGACCCTTCTCAGTGGAAGTAACAGAATTTGGAGAAAATGTACCTGTTGCAACATTCAAAGAGTTCTTAGCTAGTGTTCCAAGCGCTGCGTCCCCAGTGATCTGGTAAATGTTCGACACGCCTTTGAACACCATCAAAGCTTGAATAATACCTCCGAGCTGGTTGCTAAGCGCCAAGCCTGCCGAGCATGTCAACGGAGTGTTATCGTCAAAAGTGATTATCTGATTTGCATTTGTTACCTGCGTCGGAAGAAGCACATCAGAAAAGTAAGCTGCAGGCTGCGCATTCGGAGGATTAACTAAAAAATAAGCCCGTCCATTGAAGTTGCTAACCCACTGCGGGGGAAATATCAAGGGTGTAGGAGATGTATTAGTTGCAGTCCACGTCAAAGCAAAAGGA